GTTCCAACCCAAAGGCATGAAACGTTCCCACCCACATCTCGATGGCGGCATCGGCATTCATTGCCGCGATCCGCTCCCGCATTTCCTCAGCCGCTTTATTCGAAAAAGTCAGTGCTAAGAACGCACCTGGACTCGCCCCCTTCGCGAGAAGATGCTTAATCCGGTAAACGAGAGTGCGTGTTTTTCCCGTACCGGGGCCGGCATCGACCAAGAGTGGCCCTTTGTCCCAAGTGGCGGCGATTTCCTGGCTTTCATCGAGATTATGAGTGATGGTGGGCTGAGCTTCTTTCGACGGACTTAGGGCAGGCAGGAGCAGAGCCCTCGCGGTCTGATTTGTAACCAGATTGACCGGCAATCCAAGTTCTGTTGCGACCTCCTGTGGATGTTTTCCTTTAACGAGATAGGCTTCGCGCAACCAATCTGACGGACAAAGAAATTCACCCGCAAAAATGTCGGCTTGTACCTCTTTCCGCTCCCTTGGCGAATATCCTTCGACCTTTCCCGCCCCGCTATCAATGGGGTCTCCACCAAGTCCAAGTGGCCGTGCTGACACCTCACTATGGGGATCGCAGTGAAGTTGGAAGTGGCCGATCTCATGAGCGATAACGACAGCTTCATCTGCATGTGCCTGATGCTTCGCAACATTCACGAGCCGCGCAGAACGATCAAGTGACCCTAGTGTGCCTGGACTGAAATCGAGGTAGCGCACCTCTAAATCGTCTGCCGCCAAAGCGGCATTGATCAGGGCAGATGCGCGCCGATCACCACTCGCCTGAGCCAATGCTTCTTCGTGGCATTTCTGTGCCTTACGCCGGATCTCAATCCAGGCATCCATCGTTAGTCCTCTTCAAGCCAATATTGCTTTCTTTCCTGAGACATGTTGCTGTCACGAATAATCTCGTCGCACGAGCGCTGAGCCACAACGGGCGTCTGATCAGCCTTCGCGTGACCCAAACGAGGCTGACGAAGAGCGCACTTCAGCGCAAAGCCGAATTCTTCGCTCGTACTGTTAAGCAACGCCATCAGGCCATCAATGAGGCGTTTTCGAATAGGTGGTCGCATCCACCCGTTGAAAAGGTCCGCAAGAACACTACGAGCAACGCCCAACTCTTTTGCGAGCTGGTAGGTCTCCTTACCGATGGCATCCTGCATTTGTTGGAACGTCCGACAGTGTGTTGGATCGTTGGTTGATGCGGATGATGTTTCCGCGCTGTAGATGATATTGAGCGCCTGGCTATAAGCTCGCGACGACAATATCTCATCTACTACGACTTCGCCTTCTGCTGCCTGCGTTGCCCAGTCCCAGGCAACGGCTGCGTGTGCGCGAATATCTTCTGCAAACTGCGGAAACCGATTCACCCATGCCACAATCTGCTCGGCTGATGGTCGTTCGCATTCCTGGTGAAATGCGAACAAGACCTCGTCCTCTGGGCACGTCACGCCATAGAACTCATCTGCGCTTTCGCCTCTGTATTCGCGGCTCATGCTGCGGCCTCTTCCCGGCGCTTGAATTCAGCCACAAGCGTGCGCAGTTGGTCAAGGTGATTGCGGTCGGAGTTCCATTCGCCGTTGATTCCGTCTTTCACACTGCCATCGTCCATGACAGTTTTACCCATCATCCTGATCTCTTCGCTGGTCATAGAATCCTTTCCCTTTCGCGCATGAGCGCCAGTTCGTCCGCGAGAATGTTTGCGTGGCAGGTAAGATCGTCAGCGCTGGTGAGTGCGATCTCGTACGCCTCTTCGTATGGTTCTTCTGAGATGCTCCCTTCATATGCGCACAGGAGCGCGTTGGTGTCCATGTTGTCATTGTGCAGCGAGATGTGAATCAGTGCGTCGATCATGTGAGCTTATCCTCAGTTGGTGAAAAGTTTAGTGAAATCGCACCGCTGACATGAGCACGAGTCAGGGTGAGATTGTGATGGTCCGCCACAAAAGCATAGGCCACGTACGGCATCTGTTACTTTCGTGTTTGGGCATATTCCAAGTGCGTCGAGTTGCTGCCCGCAGTAAGGGCATATATCCATCGGATCTTCTGCGATGCTCTGCATGATGCTGTCAACAAACGCTTGTGTGTTCATGCGCGGTTCCTTTCGTAGGTGCGCCACTGCTCTTCGATCCAGGCTGGCGCGGGTGGTATGCGCTGTGCGGTCGGGTTCATTTTTCACCTCGCGGCCAGTATTTAACCTCGCGATGAAGGAACATCCCAAAGCGCGTCCTCTTGCGGTCAAGCATGTCCAGCTTTCCTCCCGGAAGACAACGCAAAACCTCCCGGACATTTCCCTGCGGATCGATCAGCTTGTCTGTCATGTCCGTACCTACTCAACAACATAACCATCATGCGCCACATTCCGGCATATGTCAAGAGGAATCTGCGATTATTTCCGAGAGTGTGCGCGCCGTCACAATGTGCGCCGTGGTGCGTATGTATGTCGCTGTAGATATTGGAGTTACGTAGGAAATCGCATAAGAGGTGCGTGTGTGCGGATTGCTCCCATCTCTCATCCCAGCATCCCAAACGCGCGCGCGAGAAGCGCAAAGCGGGGTCCTGGGAGCAGCACTGGAATTGTGCTGATATGTAGTAGAGGGGGTTGAGGTACCGCTGGAATCACCTGAGTGATGGGCGGCGATGTCGTCTGTAAGCGCTGGATTGCTTTGTCGCTTTGCTTCTGCAATCAAGCATACTGGTAATGTCAAGTACCTGCGTGCACGTTTTGTGCAAGTAGTGGCCATATTGTGCACAAATTATGCAATACTCGCCCAAAGAGTGCACATTGTTCATAAAATAAATAAAGTTTTCCATGCGATCAACGCGATATCACGCGAATTGCAGCGACTCGGCGCGGTGCAAACGCACATAATCCGGCGCAATATCAGCCCAGAGCACCGCCAGCCGCCCGCGTTCGGCGCGCAGCACGGTGCCAGGTTGGCCGCAGATCGCATATTTCAGGTAGACGCGTGCGCCGATAGGGATATCGCTCATTTTTCCAGCGTAGCACTGGCTCGGTGGTAGAATCTTGGCATGTTGCAGCCTAGCCAAAATTGCCTCGACCTAATCAAGCGCTCCGAGGGCCTGCGCCTAAATACATACGTGGACGTGGCCGGTGTGCCCACGATAGGCTACGGCCATCGAGTGATTCACCCTGAATTATCCTCTCCCTCCATTGACCAATTAACAGCCGACGCATTCCTTCAGAGCGATTCTATGTATGCCTGCGCGCGAGTTCGGAGCCTTGTGACCGTGCCGCTCACTCAGGGCCAGCTCGATGCGCTGACGGACTTCGTTTTCAACCTCGGCGGCGGCCGCCTAGCAGGCTCGACACTGCTCAAACTGCTCAACGCTGGAGACTACGCCGCAGCCGGCCAGGAGCTGCTCAAGTGGGACATGGCCGCAGGCGTGCATCAGCCCGGCCTCACTGCTCGGCGCAAAGCTGAGCTTGCGATGTGGGAGACAGCATGACAATCTCGCGAACTTTTGCGATTATGGCCGTCGCGATCCTGGCGCTTGCGCTGGTGCTCGGCGGCTATGAGCTGCTTCAGGAGTATGACGCGCGCCTCAAGGATGAGAGTATGCAGTCTGCGCAGCAGCAGGTAATCACCGCGGCGCAGAAGTCCATCGACCAGGCCAAGGCCGACCAGGCGCAGACTGCCAGCACCCTTAGCGCTCAACTCTCAGCAATCGCCAGTCAGCGCACCATCGTGGTCACGCCCCAGCAGGCGGCCGCAGTCGCCAATACGCTTCCCAATCTCCCCGCGCAGGTCCAAGTCCAGCAGGTTCCGGCCACGGCCACTGCGCCAGCATCGCAACAGCTCGTGGTTCCGCAGGCCGACATACCCGCCTTTCAGGCGTACAAACTCGATTGCGACGAATCCAAGGCCAAGCTCAATGCGTGCACGCTCACCGCGGCCAGTTCTGCGATCATCCAGACCAGCACAGATACGCAGCTCACGGCGATGACTAAAGAGCGCGATACCTGGCGCACCACAGCCAAGGGTGGAACATTCTGGCATAGGCTCGGACACGATGCGCTACAGATCGGCATCAGCGCTGGAGTAGGCTATGGAGTTGGGAGGCTGACCAAATGAGCGGCAACTGGGCAGCAGGATTCCTCCGTTCGCAACTGAGCGACAAAGACGGCACGGTGAGCAATACCAAGGTCTGCGTGTTGATCATCGTAATCGCTGTAGTTTCATGGGTTTCATGTCTGCTTTACAAGTTACACGCGATCATCACCGTGACCGATATTGTGACCTTCATCGGAGCAGCCGGCACATTCGCGACAATGCTTTGCGGTACGCTTGCGGCGCTCAAGTACGGCGCTGATTCGATCAACAACCGGGCACCCAACGCGCAGGCACAGGTACAGCCTCCGGACGCGCCCTGCCCCCCAACCAAGCCAGAATAGGGAGGCATCATGGTTTACGTAATCGTTGCAGTCGTGGCATTTGCGGCAGGCGTTGTCCTGACCGCTATCTACAAGAGCGTTGTGGTAAATGCGCTCACCAAAGAGCGCGATACCCTGGCTGCATCCGCAAAGGCTGAAGCCGATAAGGTCGCCGCAAAACTCTAATGGCAACCACTCAATACAAGCCAGAGTACGTAGAGCGCACGAAAGAGATGTGCGCAAACGGTGCGACCAACGCCGAGCTCGCCAAAGAGTTCGGCGTATCCACGTGGACGATCCGGCACTGGGCATCGCAGTTCCCCGAGTTCCAGGCGGCGATGGTCGCGAACAAGCCCATTGCAGATGCCCGCGTCGTGCGGTCGCTATATGAGCGCGCCAACGGCTACAGCTATGAGGCTGTCAAGATATTTTGCGGGAAAGACGGCACTGTTACGAAAGTTCCGTATACTGAGCACGTTCCGCCTGATGTGACTGCGGCAATCTTCTGGCTTAAGAATCGCCAGTCACAGGATTGGCGCGACAAGCAGGATCTAGAGTTGAGCGGCGGCGTGAGCCTAGCGGACGCGATCGCAGAGGCGCGCAAACGTGCCAGCAAGAGCAAATAGTCCGGCAGAAGAGCAAGCACTTCGAGGGGATATTGGCTCGTTCGCGCTAGACCCTCTCGCCCATGTGCGATACGTCTGGCCGTGGGGCTCGCCGGGCACCTTCCTAGAAGAACATGAAGGCCCGCACGATTGGC